ATTGGTCATGCAGAAACAGTTCGACATCAACACCCAGAAGACCAAGTATCGCTGGGATACGTTGTATGGCGTTGTAATGTCCAACCCAGAAATGGCTGGCATTATGTTGTTCTCGCAGACTTAATGATCTTTGGGTGGGGCTTCGGTCCCACCCTATTCTCTAAAGGAGATACACATGAGCGTGATGCTTTATAAACACCCAGGTAAGCACAAGATGCACGGCGACATGTTTGATTACATCGTTGTTGATGAAGGTGACGTTGAAGCCAAAGTGAAAGAGGGCTGGGCTAAATCTACAGACGAAGCCAAGGAGCCTGCGAAAAAGCCTGCAAAGAAACGTGTGGCGAAAGCCAAAGAGGAGTAAGCGATGGCATATACGAAGCGTGATATTGTCGAACAAGCATTCGAAGAAATCGGTCTTGCTTCGTATGTCTTTGACTTGCAACCGCAGCAGCTTGATAGCGCATTGCGGCGCTTAGATAACATGATGGCGACATGGAACGCCAAAGGTATTCGCCTTGGGTATCCATTGCCTTCTTCGCCTGCTGATAGCGACTTGGATCAAGAGATTGGCGTGCCTGACAGTGCGATCGAAGCCATGTATCTCAACTTGGCTATTCGCGTCTCTGCTGGCTTTGGCAAAACTGTCAGCCCTGATACGAGATCCTCTGCAAAGCGCGCATATAACGAGGTGGTTGCAAACTCTGCACTGCCTGTTGAGATGCAGCTTGGCAACGAGACAATCCCTGCTGGTGCTGGCAACAAAGGCTGGCGTTATTACAACAACCCGTTCCTGCGTGAACCGCAAGACCCTATTACCGTTGGTTCTGACGGTATCCTTGATCTGGAGTAAGACATGGCAAACATTAACCAACTTTCATCTGTGAGTTCAGTGCAGGGCGGCGATCAGCTTGCTGTCTGGGCCACAAACAACGGTGACAGCCGCAAGGCATCAATCACAACCCTGATGGACTATGTGAACGCAAACGTCACAACGGTCACTAAGAACACACAGTATGCTTCACCTGCTGCCACTGGTTTTAGTGTCACAGTAAACACTGGCGATGTATGGCTGATCCTTACACCTGTCAGCACATACGCCGCAGGAACCATTGTGCTGCCCACTGGTGCGTCTGACAAAGACACCGTGACCGTGAACTGCACACAGATCGTTACATCGCTCACAGTTTTTTCTGGCGCGACTGTAGTTGGCGCACCGACCACGCTGGCGGCAAATGATTTCTTCACCATGAAATATGATGGTGCAACATCGTCTTGGTATCGTGTAGGATAAATACATGCAGATCCCCATTCTCAGCGGCATATTCGCAGATGGATCACCGAATTTTCGGACATCCTACCCAAAGAACATGATCCCCGTTCCAAAAGGCACGGGGATTTCTGAGGGTTATTTGCGCCCTGGTGAGGGGATTGTTGAGACCGGCACTGGCCCAGGCGTCAATCGTGGGGGCATCAACTGGAACGGGTCAATCTATCGCGTGATGGGAACCAAGCTGGTTGAGATTGCGCAGGATAACACCGTCACAGAGATTGGCGATGTTGGTGGCACAACAAGAGTGACGTTTGACTATGGTTTTACTTATCTTGCGATTGCGTCAAACAACAATCTATTTCTATATGATGGCGCCACGCTGACGCAGGTCACAGACCCTGATCTTGGCACTGTCTTGGATGTTGTCTGGGTCGATGGGTATTACATGACCACAGATGGCGAGTTCTTGGTTGTCACCGATCTTGATGACCCGTTTGCTGTGAACCCGTTAAAGTATGGTTCATCTGAAGCTGACCCAGATCCAGTGAAGGCTTTGCTGAAGCTGCGAAACGAGGTCTATGCACTGAACCGCCACACGATAGAGGTCTTCGACAACGTAGGTTCTACAGGCTTTCCATTCCAGCGCATTACTGGAGCGCAGATCCAGAAGGGAACAGTTGGCACGCACGCAAACTGCGTCTTCATGGACAACATTGCGTTCTTGGGTGGTGGATTTAACGAGGCACCATCGATCTACATGGGTGCAAACGGTTCAGCGCAAAAGATTGCCACACGCGAGATCGAAGAGATCTTGCAGGAATACACGGAAGCAGAACTTGCAACCGCGTTCTTGGAAGAGCGGGTTGATAAGGCTCACACGTTCCTGATCGTTCACCTGCCACGCCACACGCTTGTCTTTGACGGTGCTGGGTCTCAGGCGACAAGTCAGGCTGTTTGGTTCACGCTATCTTCGACGCTTGTTGGTAATGGCATCTGGAACGCATGCACCTGCATCTGGGCTTACGACCGATGGAACGTATGCCACCCGACAACAAACCAGTTTGGCTATTTGGATGACACTGTTTCGACGCACTGGGGCGAGACGATTGGCTGGGAATTTGGCACGCTGATTGTCTACAACAATGGTCAGGGCGCTATCTTCCATGACATCGAACTGGTCAGCCTGACGGGATCGACAGCTTTTGGCGTAGATCCAACAATCTGGACGCAGTATTCCAACGATGGCGTCACTTGGAGCGCTGAGAAGCCAATTCGTGCAGGCAAGACAGGAGAGCGCAACAAGCGCCTGATGTGGTTGCAGCAGGGTCATATGCGGAACATGCGGATGCAGCGCTTCCGTGGCACCTCAGACGCTCATGTGGCTGTCGCAGCACTGGAGGCGCGGGTTGAGCCGCTGGCGTTCTAATGGCAGATCCCAATGTCCCAACACGAAATCAAATTGCGCGAATTGCTGGTAACGACCCTGAAATGGTCAAGGCGCTTGAACGCCTTTTCATCGTTGCGGGTGATCTTACGCCTGCTGACATCGCGGCGCTAACGATCCTGATTGAAGACGCGCAGTATAATGCTGGCGCTGCGCAGAACAAAGCAGAAAGCTATCAGCAGAACTTTCAGAAGCTGGATTACATCGACTTCAACCGTGTTGGGCCGCACGTTGCTGCGGCGCGACGTATGCAATGGAACGAAGACGATGGGACGATTGACATTGGCATGAACGCTGACGTTATGCTGCAAGTCGGTCAGGAAACTCAGTATTACGCTAAGAACACATCTGGCGGTCAGATCGACAACGGAACGCCAGTCATGTTCACAGGCACGCTTGGCGCTTCTGGTAAGCTGACGTTTGCAGAGGCTGTTGCTGATGGTTCCCAGCCTGCGATCTATATGATGGGCGTGGCAACCGAAGACATCCCGAACAACGGTTTTGGCTATATCACCAGCTTCGGCAAGGTGCGCGGGTTCAATACTAGCGGCACGCCATATGGCGAAACGTGGAACGATGGAGACATCATCTATTTCAGCCCTGCTGCGGCTGGTTCATGGACAAATGTTCGACCTACTGCGCCGAGCCTTGATCTTCCTGTTGCTGTTGTGCTGAACGCTGCGACTGGTGGTTCTGGCGAAATCTTTGTGCGGATGAAGACAGGTGAAACTGTTGATGAATTGCATGACGTTCAAGCACCTTCGCCTTCGGACGGAGATATTTTGGAATATGACAGCGGAAACGCTCGGTGGGAAAATGTGGCAAACCCAGGTCGCACATCTAACACTCTGATTTGGCTGGAGGCTTACTAAATGGCATATAACGACATCACGCCAGTCAAACTTGGGCAAGCGGCTATCACTGCAAGCGTCACCACGCTTTACACGGTGCCAGCTTCAACGCGTGCCTTTGTGAAGAACTTGGACATTGTGAACACCTCTGCGGGTGCTTTGACGTATCGCATTTACTTGGTGCCTTCTGCGGGAACTGCTGGCACAGCCAATGCGATCTTCTATGACTTCCCGATTGACAGCAAAGAAAACATCCAGTGGACAGGCACGCAGATTTTGAACGCTGGTGACACGATCCAGATCGAAGCGTCTGGCACTGGCATCACAATCACAGCAAGCGGGGCAGAAGCAGTATGACCATCACACCCACAGTTCTGATTGAACCCAAGCTGGCTGAAGCCACGAACACCGTGCAATACACTGCGGATGGTGTGAACGCTATCGTGGACAAGTTCACAGTGACCAACAACGGGGCTGCGCCTGCGACCATCACGATCAACGTGGTGACGAACCTTGGCGCGGCTGACGCATCAAACCGCATTGTGAACGCGCGCAACATCGAAGTGGGGGAGTGTTATACCTGCCCAGAACTGGTGGGGCAGGTGCTTGTCGATGCGGATTACATTTCAACGACTGCCAGCGCAGCAACAACACTGACCATTCGTGCTTCAGGGCGCGAGATTACGCTTTAAGGAGATCGACATGGATGAAATGATGATTGAGTTCGGACTTCCAAAGATGAAGATTGTTTCGACATCTGAGAACAAGAAGAACCGCAAGATGGTCATTGAAGAGTGGCGTCTTGGACCAGAGAACCCGTCGATTGATCCAAAGGCGAACAAAGAATACTGGAAAGATCTAGGCAAGGCGCTGGGCTGCGATGAAAAAGAAGCGCGCCGCCGCCTTTGCGCAAACTGCGAGTATTTCTGCAATGGCCCAATGAAACAGGCTATGATGGAAGCCATTCCTCTGGACGATTACGACACAGATGCTGGTGGCCGTGGCTACTGCAAGAAGTTCGATTTCGTCTGCCACAACCTGCGTTCATGTCAGGCTTGGGAAGAAGACGACTGAGGGGTTGGCAAAATGACAATTTTCTGTGATAATATAGGTGCTGAGACGATGGCCCACCAGCAGGCGGTTCCCCAAGAGGATAACATCGTGCAGTTATCAACGGACATTCAGGAGGCTTCATCGGTTAGCTTAGACGCTATCGAAGAACTTATGCTTTCTGAAGAGCAAGTTGATTGTCCTGTTCAGCATCACTTTGGCCCAGGGATTTACCTTCGTGAAGTGTTCTTCCCTGCTGGCATTTATGTGATGGGACATGCTCACAAAAAACCGACCATGAACATTCTGCTGAAGGGCAAGATGGCTGTCATGGTAAATGGTGAGGCGCGTGTTATTGAAGGCCCATATATTTTCAATAGTGAGCCTGGTCGTAAATTTGCTTACGTCATAGAAGATTGCGTTTTCCAAAATCTTCACGCCACAGAAGAGACGGATTTGGAAAAGATTGAAGAAATCTTTATTGATAAAAGTGACGCTTGGAAAAGCAAGCAAGTCGAAATGAAGAACTTGCAGGCTATTGACCAAGCTGTCAGCCAGCACTTTGAAGGGAAAAGATCATGAGTTGGATGGCCGCAGCAATAGTTGGTTCCGCCGTTGTCGGTGGTGTGGCTCAAAGTAAGTCAGCATCAAAAGCAGCAGATGCACAAACGAAGGCTGCTGATCAGGGCATTAAAGAACAGCGCCGTCAGTTTGATGCAATTCGTGAACTTCTTTCGCCTTATGTGGAAGCTGGTGATGTTGCTTTGGAACAACAGATGGCTTTGGGCGGCATGTCGGGCCGTGAAGCGCAACGCAAAGCAATTTCAGCTATTGAGAGCGGTCAAGAGTTCCAAGCCTTAACCCAGCAGGGTGAAGAGGCGATCTTGCAAAGTGCAGCGGCAACGGGCGGTCTGCGCGGTGGTAACACGCAAGCAGCTTTGGCTCAGTTCCGTCCACAGGTTTTGTCCAGCCTTATTAATCAGCAGTATTCACGGCTTGGGGGCGTGACTGCTTTGGGTCAGCAATCTGCTGCTGGTGTTGGGACCGCTGGAATGCAAACAGGTCAAAACATTGCAAACCTTTATGGGCAACAAGGTGCTGCTGCTGCTGGATCCGCACTGGCTACAGGTCAGGCGTTTGGAAATGTCATGGGCAGCATTGGTCAATACGCTGGTGGCGTTGCTTCTGGCGTTTTCCCTAATCCGTTTGGTTCTCAGCTTAATAATCAAGCTGTAACGTCATCCCTTAGACCGCAAGCGAGGCCGTTCTGATGGTTAGTCCTATTGATTATACAATGAACGTCCTGAACCCTCTTGAGGGTTATATGCAGGGCTTGAAGTTTGGCGAAGGCATTCTGACTGCGCGTCAGGGACGTGAACTTGCTCAAAGCCAAGAGAGCCGCGCCCAAGAAAAATTTGCGCTGGCCAAGGAAGATCGTGCCAGAGCAATTCAGCAACAGCAAGCCGCAGCAGCACAGGCTCAAGCACAGCGTGAGCAAGCTGAACGCGGCCAACAAGCGTTGCTTGAATACTTAGACAATCTTGAGGCTGGCACAGCAACAGCTTCGGACTTACGCCGTGCAATGGTTCAGTTTCCTCAAGTGTCTGAGCGCTTCCAAGCTGTTGCGAGTAGTTTTAGCCAAGAGAAACTTGCGAACGAAACACAATTTGGTCAGCAACTTGCTTTTGCTCTTGGTCGCGGCAACACTGATGCAGCGCAGAGCCTTATTCAAGAGCGCCTAGATGCTGCTACAGCTTCAGGTGATGAGCGTGGTGCTGCGGCATATCAGTCTCAGCTTAAAATGCTTGAGACAAGCCCAGAGGCTTTGTTGACAGAAACGCTTATGCCTTTGATCTCAACAATGCCGGTTGATGACTTTGACAAGTTCTATGACTTAGCTGTTGGTGGCAAAGCGCCAGATCAACCCGCTGAAGTTCGTGAATTGCAATTCCGCGCAGAGCAAGGCGGTCTTGTTCCTGGGACGCCAGAATACCAAGAGTTCATGCGCACTGGCGGTGCATCTCTTGGGGGAAACTTCCGAGTGGCATCTCCTGAAGAGGCTGCGCAGTATGGAGCAACGGCAGGTCAGATTGACACAAGTTCTGGGCGCTTTTATCCAATCCAGCCTCCAAGCGGTATGTCGATTGAAACTGGACCAGACGGAACAACTAGAATTGTTCAAGGTCCAGGTGTTACATCAAAGCCGTTTACAGAGGGTCAAAGTAAAGACGTTGTTTATGCTACAAGAGCGCGGGGTGCTTTGGACGAATTTGAGCCCGTTGCAAATAAGCTAACAAGCAGAGGTGAGCGCCTTTTGGAAATTGTTCCTCTTGGTTTTGGGCGTGATTATCAAGATCCTGATTACCAAGTTGCACAGCGCGCTGGGACAGAGTTCTTGCAGGCGATCCTGCGTAAAGATACAGGCGCAACTATCACTGAGGCTGAACAGATGGAATACGGCAGAGTTTACCTTCCGCAGCCTGGCGACAGCCAAGAAGTTCTGAAATCACGCGCAGCAGCCCGTAAGCGCGCAGTAGCAGCTTTGCAGGTTGGCATGTCACCTGAGCAAATGCTGGCAGTGGAACGCGCCTTTGGTCTTGCTCCTGAAACAACAGCCACAAGTTCGGCACCACGGTTGCAATTTGATGCAGACGGGAACCTTATTCCATGATTGAGATTGAACTTTTCGACGGAACAATTCTTGAGTTTCCAGAGGGAACCAGCCAAGACGTTATTGAGCGCGTTGCCAAGCAAGAAACTATGGCGCGCCGCGAACAAGCGCCTGAGGGCAGGCCCAGCGCTATGGAGCAACTTCGGAGTTCTGGCTTCACTGATTTCGTCGCGGATTACAATGATGGTCAAATCATACAGAACCCACAGACAGGTGAGAGCGCCTTCGTTTCACCTGGCTATGTAACGCAAGATCAAGAAATTGTTTCTGGCATGATGGAAGGCATTACACCTGCTGAAACGCGGCGTGGCCGTATGCAGGAACAGATTATTGAGCAACGTCCTGTTGCTTCACGCGCAGCTACGGCGCTTCAGGGCGTTCCGTTTGTTGGATCTTATACCGATGAAGCTGTTGGCATGTTTGATCCACGGGCGGCTGAAGCTATGCGCCAATCTGTTGAGGCGGTTCGAGAGCGCCGCCCAGGTCAGGCTGCGGCTCTTGAGGTTGCTGGTGCATTGGCTGCAACGCCTGCGCTTGTCGCTGCAGCCCCTGCGGCTGTAGGCGGTTTCGTTGGTGGTGCAACATCACTTGGCGGTCAGATGCTTCGTGGTGGCGCTGTTGGCGTTGGCGCTGGTGCTATTGAGGGCGCTGTGTCTGGCTTTGGTCGTGGCGAAGAAGGAACGCGAGGAACTGAGGCTGCTCGTGGCGCTGCACTTGGGGCGGCATTAGGTGGTGGTGCTGGTGTTGCTATTCCTGCGGTATCTGCTGGCATTCGATCAGCGTTTGAGAACATCAAGGGCCGATCAGTTGGCCAAATTGCAAAGACACTGGGCATTTCTACGGACGCCGCAAAGGTCGTTCGCACAGCGCTTGAGAATGATGACTTGGCTGCTGCTTCAGTCGCATTGGAGCGTGCAGGTTCATCTTCAATACTGGCGGACGCGGGGCCAGCCACAGGGCAACTTTTAGATGCTTCCGTAGCATTTGGAGGATCAGCACCTAGAATTGCTAGGCAGGCCGTTGAGGGGCGCACAGAAGAAGCTGCTGAGAAAATGACATTTGTTCTTGATGATGTTCTTGGCGCGCCAGAAGGTGTTGGCGCGGCCCAGCGTGGCATTCGACAGGGAACACAAGAGGCTCGCAACCGCGCGTATCGTGTGGCCTATGCCCAGCCGATCAACTACGCGTCTGGCCGTGGCCGTTTCTTGGAAAACATCCTTGGCCGCGTTCCTCAGTCAGCGGTCAACCGTGCAAACGAACTGATGCGCCTTGAGGGTGTTAAAAGCGCACAGGTTATGGCGCGCGTTGGTGAAGACGGAAACGTGGTCTTTCAAACCATGCCTGATGTTCGACAGCTTGATTACATCACTCGCGCATTGGGTGACGTTGCAGAACAGCAAAACGCTGCTGGCAAACTTGGCGGAACAACTCAGCTTGGTCGTGCTACGCAAAACTTGCAGCGCCAAATTCGTGATGTGTTGAAGCGTGAGGTGCCAGAATACGGCGAAGCGCTTGATGTGGCGTCAGATGCAATCAGCAGATCTAACGCTGTTGAGGCTGGCGCGGATATAGTCAACAAGCCCAGCAAAACGATGGAAGAAGTTAATGACTTCTTTAAAAATGCAAGCAAAGCCGAAATTAGTGCCGCAAAGTCTGGTTTTAGAAGCTCTCTTGATGAGAGGTTGGCCAGAGTTAAAGCGGTCGCTTCTGATCCAAACACAGATATTAGGGAATTTAGAGTTTTAGCTCAAGATCTCAGCAGTAGGGCCATGAAGTCTAAGCTAACTGCAATGTTAGGTGAAGATGGGGCCAACAGACTTATTAAAGAGCTTGATGAAAATTTAACGTCTCTTGAGCTTCGAGCGGTAATAGCTCGAAACTCCGCCACAGCCCAGCGTTTAGCAACCAAATCTGCTGTTGAGGATGTAACTTCGCCTGGAGCTTTGGAAATGCTGGTAAGTGAAGGCCCAGAGGCTGGCCCTATCAATGCCACAAAGCGTGTTGTGTCAGTAATCACCGGAACGACTAAAGAAGCACGCACGCTGCGCCAGATGGGTATCTATGATGAAATTGCAGAAGCGCTTGTTGGGCTTCGTGGGCAGCAGGCAAAAGACGCGTTAAAGCTGGTCGAGCGCGCTATGGCGGGTGACGCACTGAACCAAACACAGGCGCGGATCATTGCAAAGGCTCTTACATCTCCAGCGGCTGCGGCTGCATACGGATGGGGAACTGCGGAGGCGCAACAATGAACCTATCCAAAGCACCCGTTTTTATGATAAAAGACTTGCATAGCAAGGGGAAACAATAATGGCACTTACGCAACTTGCACCACCGTATCCTATCTTCACCGACAAAAGCGGTGATCCCCTTGATAATGGGTATCTGTATTTCGGCGAGGTGAACAAAAACCCAGAAACGAACCCGATCCAGGTTTATTACGACAGCGCGTTTACGCAGCCTGCGGCCCAGCCTCTGCGCACGTCGAACGGCTATGTTATGCGGAACGGTTCCCCTGCTGCGGTTTACGCTGGAAGCCAGTTCTCTGTGACTGTGCGCGACAAGAACAGCGCTCTGGTGATTTACAGCCCTGTTGGATATGGTGTTGACCCTGATTCAATTAGCGGTTCCGTGACTGTGCAAGATTACACTGGTGATGGCTCGACGACGACATACGGCATGGGCGCATCGCCCAGCACAATCAACGCAACGAATGTTTACGTCGATGGCGTTTATCAAGAAAAAGACACCTACACGATCAGTGGATCAAGCCTGACGTTTTTAGAAGCACCATCTTTGAACGCTAGCATTGAGATCGTTGTCCAAGAAAGTTCTATTCTTGGTGGCGCATCGGCGCAGCAAATTTCATACAACGAAGGTTCTGTTGGCGCGGTAACCCGAACTGTCAAAGCCAAGCTGCAAGAGACTGTATCTGTCAAAGACTTCGGTGCTGTCGGTGATGGCTCTACAGACGATACAGCAGCTATTCAAGCAGCTATGGATGCTATGTCAGATGGCAGTGCTTTGTATTTTCCAAGGGGTCGTTATGTAGTCTCATCTACACTTGATTGCACTCGTGAACACTTCCGTATGTTTGGTGAAAGTTCTCCGTCTCAAACTGGAGAGAACCAACAAGAAGGTTCAGTGCTTGAGTTTTCTCAGACTGCTACGCAAGGCATTATCTTTGATGACGATCAGGCTGCATCAACAAACTCAACTCGCCGCATTGGTATTGAGAACATGGGCTTTGTTGGTAGCACTACTTCTTCAATCTTGCAGTTTAACGATGCGCCTCAAATCAACATTGAAAATGTATTTGTAGACAACCAGACAACAGGGTCAGGCCGTGGCATTAACTTTATTCGTTGCTTTCTAATTAGCACAAAGAACTTGTTTGTCTTTAAGAGTGCAAACGAACGAGCAACAGACAGCATTGGTATTCGCCTTACACTGGACAACCCCCAGCTTGCTGGCATCTATAACTTCCAGAGCACTACCGTCCGTGGCTGGGGAACTGGCTTGAAGGTTGAAGGTTCTTACACATCTGGCGGGGATCAACGGTGGCAAGCATTTAACTGGCACGGGTCGCAAACCAAATCCAACTCGATTGGTATGGACTTGGTCGGCAACATCCAGTCAGGCACAATCACAGGCAATTACTTTGAGGGTGATGTTACTTCGTCACTTCGTATGTCTCAGGGTGTTGAGAACTTCCTTGTTGCTGGCAACTTCTTTAACTCAGAAACAACCTCTGGTCAGATTAATGTTGGACTAAGCACTTCAACAAATGAGGGCTATGTTCGCAACATTACAATGTTGAGTAACAATCATACAAACATTGATGATCGTGGCGTTTACATCCGTGCTGATGATACGTTTGCATCTGGTATTAAAGTTGAGAACTGCTACTTCGAGGAGAAATCAGGTGCTACTTCGACGATTGGTATTTCTGTAGGCGGAAACCCAACTACGACACGCATCCAAAGCTGTTCGTTTGGCACGATTGATACCAAGATCAGCAACGATGAAAATGCTCTTTATATTGATGATGTAGACGGACACTTTATTCGTTCTGTTAATGTTGAGACCATTACTGGCCCATTAACATTAACTGCTGACAGCCCTCGCATCCAAAGCATTGACTGTGATCCAACAAACAGAACGGTTGTGTTGCCAGCTAAGTCTGTATCTCAGGGCAAAGAGTTTCTGATTACAAACACTGGCTCTTCTAATGATCTAATCGTTAAGGACAGCACAGAAACAACAACCGTTGTAACAATTACTGGTGGCAACTCAGCCCTAGTTTGGAACGATGGCACGGATGACTACGGAAAGGTTCTATAATGACCATTAAGCAGCAAGGCGGTATCTTTGGCCGCAACCCAACATTCAAAACGGTTTCGGCAGATCGCATTGAAATGTCAAATGCAACTACTGTTACAATAGCTTCTGGGGCTGTTGAAATTACTCAAGCATATCACAAAGTCGATACTGAGGCTGGTGCATCTACTGACGATTTAGATACAATTAATGGCGGCTTAATTGGTCAGCTACTTATTTTGAGATCGGACAACACGGCGCGAGACGTTACAGTTAAAGATGGCACAGGAAATCTAAACATTGCTGGTGATTTCACTCTTACAAATAACAGAGATGCAATCGTTTTACTTTGCATCAATACGGGAACATCAAACGACTGGATTGAGATTTCTCGTTCCGACAACAACTAAACTTAATGTTTAGTATATTGCAGCATAAGGATTAACCAATGGCACTTACCAAAGCAACAAACCGAATGATTAACGGTGCTGTTATCAACGTGCTTGATTATGGTGCTGCACAGGTAGAAGAATAATGGAACGCGAGCCGATCCAGCCATTTAGCACCGTATTCGGCACCGTGTTTGGATCGGTGTTCCGTCCAGTAACCTTGAAATAAGGAGGCAATCATGCCCAAAACTTCAGTTTCAGCAGGCGCAGCAGATACTTGGTCAGACGCGATCCAAGTTGTTGGCAGCTTCAACCTTTCCATCAGCGGCACATTCTCAGCCACTGTGACCGTCCAGCGTTCCGAAGATGGCACAACCTGGCACGATGTGGACACGTTCACAGCACCGTCCGAAGATGTGGGCTATGACCCGATCCTGAACTATTACCGCGTTGGCATTGATACAGGCAACTACACGTCAGGCACCGCTGTCGCATACATCAATGGCTACAACGTCTGGCCACCACGCGTTTAATTTTATAGGGATTGCAATGGAAATGACAATCCTCTGGAATGTCGGATTGACAGCCGCGCTGGGCCTTATTGGTTGGCTTGCGCGGCTTGTCTGGTCTGAGCAGCAACGCTTGCAAATCCTGCTCAACAGAACCCGCGAAGAGATAGCTAAAGAATACGTCACTAAGTCTGACAGTTCTGAAGTTCTCTCGCAAATTATAAATAAGTTTGACCGCCTAGAGGAAAAGATAGATCGCTTAATGGAGAGGTAAATGATAGACCCCATTACCGCGGTCGGTCTCGCCACCTCTGCTTTTAATATTTTAAAGCAGGGCCTTAGCGCGGGAAAGGACATCCAAGAAATGTCTGGCACTCTAGCAAAGTGGGGTGCCGCGTTTTCTGATTTCCAGTACGCCGAACATCAAGCCAAAAACCCTCCTTGGTATAATTTTAAAGGCTCTGATGCTGAAAGCGCGATTGAAATATTTGCGCAGCGCAAGAAGATGGAGGCCATGCGCAAGGAGATCAAGGAATATATTTCGTGGAATTACGGTCCTTCTGCTTGGGATGAGGTTCTTCAGATCGAGGGAGAAATGCGCAAACAGCGCAAGCAAGACCTTTACCGTAAAGAGGAGTTCAAACGTGCGGTTATTGAGTGGACTCTAGGCATACTTATTGCCACTTCTGCTGCCGCTGCTGTAACTTTCATACTTTATCATTGGGGTAGATATCAGGGGCGTTGGTAATGTGGTTCTTAGTCTGGTTCATGTTTACAAATAACAAGCTAGAGCACTATCAGCTTGCTCAGTTGCCGACAGAGATGGAGTGCAACGAGGCGCTTGAAGACGCCAAGGTTCTAATAACTAACAGCACAACGGTAGTATATTGTTTTGAGGTTATACCAGAATAAGAAGGGTGATTACGTTGTGTATGACAAAAACGGAAAAGTTGTTATAATAACCCACCACAAAAGCCATGCACTTGAGTATGCAAGGAGTATAGAAGATGCCGAATGAGTATGATCTGAACGGGAACGGAAAGATTGATCCAGTTGAGCATGAAATCATGCTAGAAGATCGTCGTCGCCGAATGGAAGACGCAGACGCCAAGAGAGACGCACAGAGGCGCATGACGTGGTTTGCGTTGTCTGGTATGATCCTTTACCCTTTGGTCATCCTAGTGGCTTCTGTGGTGGGTTTAGACACCGCTGCAAAACTGATGGCTGAAATCGCAGCTGTGTATGTAATTGGCGCTTCAGGCATTGCTGCAGCGTATTTTGGTTTTAACGCAATGGAGAGTAAAAATGCTTCAAGCTCTGATCGGTCCAGTAGCTAACCTTGCGGGGTCTTGGCTTCAAGGCAAAGCTGACAAGAACGCTGCCGCTGCCGAGTTAAAGTTAACCGAGGCTAAAGCCAAGGCACAGATACTTCTTTCTGAAAAGACTAGCGTTGCTGATTGGGAGCGCATTATGGCCGAGGGCGCCAAGTCCTCATGGAAAGACGAGTGGTTCGTAATTGTGCTGTCAATCCCGTTGATTTTAGCTTTCATCCCCGGTGCAGAAGGCTGGGTAGATCGTGGGTTTGAACAGCTTTCCAAAGCGCCGGACTGGTATTTTTATTCGTTAGGTATCGCGATAAGCGCCAGCTTCGGTGTGCGGGGTGCGCAGGCTTTGTTTAAGAGGAAGTGATGGAAAACCTCAAGTTACCTGTGGCCCTTGTGGCAGCTATGGCCGTGCAGCTAGCGGCGGGTGTTTGGTGGGTCAGCCAGCAGGCGGCTACCATTGCCAGTCTTGAGGAGACTGTAGGTCAGATCGGTTCCAAGATGGCGATTGAAGACAACGTGAACCTGAAGCGGGACGTTCAGGACAACGCCATGGAATTGAAATATGCTTTCGATGAGATTGAAGAAATT